ATAATCGTAAAATTCGTGTCTGCCTCTGCTCAGTGTTAGATCTCCCGGCTGTCCGTATTTCTGGTATTTATCAGACCAATGGAAAGTTCTCACTTCTCCATTGGGATCTGCTTCATATGTATAGCTTTGCTCTTCCTGGTTTGTGCAGTGAGCCGCAAATCCTCCAGGAATAAAGTCCGGCTTAAACTTTGGATCGAGAATAGCTTTATCTCTTTGAACTGTAATTGTCTTTGCCGTTACCTTGATGATTGTCGCGGCATGTCTATCGCTCCACAGATTTATTGTTACTCCGTCTCCGACTTTCACATTTGCTGGAGTCAATTTATTGAACTTTTTCACTCTCTCAATGGATTCCTTCTCCAGGGAATCAGCCAATTCGCTTTTTCCACTTGCCCTGTATAATTCAGCTCTTTCAAATCCGCTTATGATCGTTGCGCACCGCATAATGTATATAGCGTTTTCTGGTGCAAGCTCTTTTATGAGTCTGCTGTATTCCTCCCTTGTCATTTCGTTTTCTCCTCTCCGACATATTCAACCGCTATGTGTGCCGACATAAAGCAGTCTGGTTCTCCGTCAAAATTATTTCCTGCGGCAGAATTTAATGTATCGCCTCTTTCTTCGCAACACTTCCTTGGGCTGCAGCAATCCGTATTCTTCCAGAGTTTTCCGTTCTCGTCCTTGTATACATATCTTCCCCAGCTATCGCGCCCAAGATATTTCAGATGCAAGGTCTTTGTCTTTACTGCCGCCAGTTCGTAGTTAATAATGTCAAAATATCCTAATGGCTTCTCATACTCAATGTAGCCCCATGCGTTTGCATGGATCTCTTCTGTGTATGTTTTGCTATCGAAATTGAAAATTTTCTCAACTCTGTTGTTTTCCGGCTTTGGAAAACTGCCCGGCATTACCGGTCTTTGCTTGCTATAATATCTATAACTCATTCTGATACCTCCTTAATAATCGGCGTCCAAACACTCGTCTGATTCGTCGTAGTATTCTCCGTCATACCCTTTTGCCATTAGTTTTTTGTAGCAGTCACAGCATACCAAGCGGTATGTGATACCGTGGCAATCTCTTGTGAACAGCATATTGCTTCGCTCAGTCTCTTTCTCGCAGCACTGGCAGATTCTAATATCTTTCCCTTCCATGTTTTTTCGCCTCCTCTATGCGATTTTCTTATAATCTTCCAGGATGCTATCCAGGGTAGATTTTCTTACTCTGAATTTCCTTACATGGTTACATCTCACTCCCATGTAGTTGATAACATCGGTTCCGTCTGGTCTTGTGACCTTGATGTACTGGATCGCATAATAATGTCCGTCTCCATGGTGTACGACCTCGATGTACTTATTGCTATTTCGGATATTCTGAAATGTTGTCTTTTCCGTTCTTCCTGCTCTTGATCTTTTTGCCATATTCTTTTATCCTCCAGTCTGTTGTTTTCCTGTTCCTCTTTACATTATAATTATAACTCACTTATGTGAGCTTGTCAATAATTTTATGTCGCTTTAGATAGTTTTTTTAAGGATTTTCTCACATTATCTAGTAGCATTGATCGTATATATATTTATATATTGGTTATGGTATTGGTATTGGTTATGGTCAAGCGAAAAAACGTCTTGCGTTACGTCATTTGTTGCGTTATTCTCACAAATGTAAACAGTGTATCTATAATAAGAAGAAACTCGTTCAGCGGATAACAGGCTACATAGAACCAAATGGTTCAAAATAGTAGCGTAACGTAACGTTTACCGTCACTATTTTTCGTTGATAAATTGTGATATTCCGCGTGACAGTAACGTAACGTGTTGCATAACGCCTAAAAATGAGCAAAAAAATAAGGGGCAGCCGAAGCTGCCTCCATTTGTTGGTTTAGTCGATTCTTTCAAAGATCATTGTTGCCTGGATCTTATCTCCTCCCAGGAATCCTTTTGATCCGGAACTTGTCGTTGAGATTGTATGCAGTCTGTAACCCTTTGCTGCCTGCTCATTGATCGTAGCCTGTAAATTTGTAAGGCTCGATACTCCGGAACCGGTACCCAGTAGCTTTTCTGTGAGTATAACCTGGAGAACAACATACTTGTCTCCGACTTTTCCCTCTGCTTTTCCTTTTCCGCTGTCAAAACCGAATGCCATAACCTATACCTCCGTGTCAATCTTTTGTTATTTGTTTCAGTTCAATTATACACTTCTATGTTACTTTTGTGAAGTTTTCAGACAATAAAAAAGAACCCCTCCCATTCCTGGAAGAGGTTCCGTATTCATCAATCGTTGCTGTTAATGAGGTTCATATCTTCATTGTCAAGCGCTCTGTATGCTTTCTCAAACTCAGATTTCGGGCACCAGCTAATATATCCGTCCGGGTATTTTACCATGTATCCGTCTGTGGTATCTGTCTCCAAGACTGGAGAGAGTGATCCTTTTCGCTTCTCAAACGCTCCCTTCGTCATTGGTTCAGCTTTCACGATTTTAACTCCGATGTAATTTTTCATGTGATCCGCTCCTATCTCTTCAAGTACGCGGAACTTGCGTAGCCTGTGAACTGTTTCTTTCCGTTGTTATAAGTGATGTAAAGCCACTTCTTACCGTTTTTATCGGTATTGTAATATCCGTAGCAATTTACAGAGCTTCCCTTCGGCATAGTGGTAAGGATCTTCTTTTCCGTTCCGGCGCCGGTGCGAAGATTCAGACCAGTTGTGACGGTGTATTTTCCGGATAAAGATTTATCTCTGTGGAGAGCATCGTCTACCTTAGAACTTGACGCTGCGGAGCTGCTGTTCTGCGATGCTGCCTGTCTCGGATTTCCGGAAACAACAACTACTATATGTCCTTTGGTTTTTGTGACAAGCACATCGCCATTGAACAGTTCCGTCTTGGAAGTTACTGCGATCGGATCCATAAACTCATCTGTTGCTTTTAATGTCGGAACTGCATTTGCTGTATTGAAGTTTCCGGGATCAAAACCAGCCTGGATGCAGCACGCTCTCACAAGGGAGCTGCAATCCGCTTCTGTTTTAGTGGAGATCTTGGCGAGCCTGCCTGCTTTTCGTAACTGCTCGATTACATTGCTTCTGTGCCCCTGGCAATATCCGATATTGCCATTTCTACACCCCTGCAGCATAGCTTCCGCAATGGCGTTTGCCACTGCAATTTTCTTAGGTCTCAGACAGTACCATCCTTTTGAATGGACGTAATATGCCTGGGTTGATACCTCGTTTCCGGTCTGATCTCCAGGTTTTCCTCCGGAAATATGACCGTTTTCATCAATTCTTGCGCTGCCAATTATTAAACTCATAGTCATTCCTCCTAAATAAAAATAGGGCAACCTCTTCCGGATGCCCTGCGCTTACAATATGTTCTTGTATTACTCCTCGTCATCGTTGCTGGAGCTGGTGTTGGCTGAATCAGTCAATCCCTCTCCGATGATATATGCGATCACGGATGCTCCTGCCATGATGATTGCTGTAATTTGCGTTGCTGTGCTCTCTGCTCCGCCAGTAGCAACAATCATCATACTCACAAATGATGCTACCGCCGCCCAAAGTTTACGGCTTGTTAATTTTCTTACCCAATCAATTTTCTTCATTGAAGTTGTCCTCCTTGTTTTCTTAATCTTGTTTTTCTTGTCTACATTCCGATCTGAGTGAATACGAAACCGATCACGACGCCGATCACGGCCGTGACAACATATCCAACGACCTTGCGCCACATTTCGCCATCTCTACCCTCCAGGGATGCAAGTCTCTTTCCCTGGGCTTCCTGCTCTCTGACCATGCTTTGAACGCTCTGAGCCAGCTTTTCGATCGACACCGTGAGGGCGCCGATCTGTTTCGTGGATTCTTCCAGGTCCTTGATCCTGCCATTCTGCCGGTGATCCTCTTCCTCGATCCGCTTCTGATATTCCTCAAATTCTCCTCTGCCTACTGCATCCTCCATTGATCTACACCTCCTTTCTGCATAATAAAAGCCGCCCATTATTCGGACGGCTGTAGATCTATTCTTAAATTCACACACACGCTGCAAGGCTTTTGTCCTGCCGGTATATGAAAATCTAAGCAGTTTTCACATTTTCCATACCAGGAACATTTCTGGCTACATTTTGTATTACCCATGGCACACATTCCTGGATGGCTGTGTGAGCAGATAAATAAATCTTTCTTCCTCAATATCAATCGCTCCTCCCTCCGCTCTCTGCAAGATCATATCTCCATTGATCTTGTCAAGTAATTCCTGGCTATCAGTATGACTCAACATTCCAAGATAACTCTGGAATGTCTGGTGCGCTCTTTCAAGCGTAATTTCTCCGGCTGCATATTGTCTCCGTATCTCTTTTAAGCTCCGCTTCATTCTAAGCGTGGTACTCTTTCTGAGACAGGTCTTGTATGGCCAGATTCTATATCCAACAAATTCGATACCTTGTCCGATCGGACGGATGCAGGTTTTCTCGTTTAGATTTAATTCCAATTCATTATTCAAAAATTCATTTATACGCATTTTCCATTCGTGCAGTTGTTCTTTGCTGTTGCACAAAATAATAACATCATCCATATATCTAACATAAAATTTTATCCGGAGAACTCTCTTGCAGAATTGATCGAGTTGATCCAGATATAGATTTGCGAACATTTGACTCAGCAGATTTCCGATCGGCATACCTACTTCGTACAATCTTTCTTCAAGTGGAACCTCCTCCGGTTTCTTTCCTGGAGGTAATCCAAACGGCGTGTGGCTGCAATCTATAATTCTATACAGCACGTTCAGCAGTTGCTTGTCTTTGATCTTCTTTGCAAGTATTTCTTTCAGTATGCGGTGGCATATCCTGTAAAAATATTTGCTTATGTCAAGTTTCAGATAATACCAGTTTTCTTCCTGCCTCGAAACCATATCTACCCAGCTTCTCAGACATTGCATAGCTGATAGGCTACCTCTGCCGGGTATACATCCGTATGAATCGGAAATATATCCCGGCACAAGCATAGGGTTTACTATTCTGTAGATAGCCCACTGGACAACACGATGTTTGAATTGAATCGACATTATCATTCTCAACTTTGGTTCATGCACATAGAAAATATAATATTTTTCTATTTCATACGAACCGTTCAGAATCTCTTCTCGCAGCTCTGTTAATTTCTCGTAGGCGTCCATGTTATACTCCAGGACGTCTGTCTGGTATCTTCTACCTTGTGAAGCATCCTCCAGCGCTGCGTGTAGGTTTTCCATTGAGAAGATCAGCTCGAAAACATTTTTAATCTTCATCGTATGCCCTCTCCTTATTTGCAGCTTTCGCCATGGCTACTTGCGGCTTTCTGGTGTTCCGGTCAGCTCCTGGTTCGGGGATGTACCGACCGGTTACATTTTTCGCCAGGATAACTCCCGGCGCGGAAACAGGCTCCTTTAATCTCTCGCACTGCCGCGCAGACCGTGATCTGCACGATTCTGGCATATGAGAGTAGAGCGGAGCGGAAACCGATGTTGCTGTTCGAGTTAGTACGAGGGTTGTTCAAGTTGACGTTGAAAACGCCAGCGCTGGCGCCATTGTTCCAGTTGCCCCCACAAATCGGCAAACGTGTATAGCCTGCTCCCTATAAGAAAAACACCCGGTTTGCCGCCGGGTGTCCTCTCTATTTCTTTTTGGTTTCCTCATATATCCAATTCTTATAAGCTCCGATCATGGCTCCGATTTCTTTTGAGCGTCTGGTCCATTCATCATATGAGGAACTGCCTTTCAGATATTTCAGATTGTATGCTGTAGTGATATGATCTTGCAGCGCTTTATTCTTCATATCCAGATTTTTACACGGAGTTTTCTTGTTTACCTCGAATTGAAGAGCAGCCGCAAGCTCTGTCATTTCATTCATGCAGTGTGCAATGTCGTCTCCGAGTAGCTTCTGATGTGCTATGCTCCACCTCTCTATGAGTGGCAGTGCGTAGCAAATCATATCTCTAATCTTTTGACGGATCCGAAGGTTTTCTGTCTCCTGCTCCTTATTCATGCCGTTTTCGTTGTCGGCTGCTCTGTTATTCATTTTAAGCCTCCATGTTGTATTGCTTTGCTACCGCAAAGCTATCAGTGACGCTGTTTACAGTTCTACATAAGCGGAGCGGAAACCGA